GATAACACAACTCAATTTCGTGATAATGAAAAAAGTAAAGTTTTTGTAAAAATTACTAAAACAAAAACTCTTGCCGCATATGGTCAAATCGTTGACGTTTTATTTGCTAATAAAAAATTTCCTATTACAGTAAGTTCTACTCCAGTACCGGAAGGTATTGCAGACGTTGCACACTTGCGTGTACCGGGAGAAGAAAATTTAGAACCATCTGTTGGGTTTCCCGGCGATGGTAAAGAAATACTTCCGGGAGCAACTAATGCAACTCCGTTAGGAGGATTACAATCTGAGTATGAAGGTGCAAATCTAGCAGAGGGAAGAGCAAGAATACCTAATCAGCCAGAAATATATCCTGCACAAGAAACATCACGCAGGATGGAAAAATTAATACATGACCAGTTATTAGATACTAATGCTGTAAGTGTTTTAAGGCATGCAATATTTGAATCTGTTTTATTGGGAACAGGTATTGTTAAAGGGCCTTTTAATTATGCTAAAACAGTTCATCGTTGGGATACTGTTGATGGAGAAAAAATGTATTCTCCATATAACAAAGAAGTTCCAAGAATAGAAGCTGTATCTTGTTGGGATTTTTTTCCAGACCCAGATGCAACTAATATTAATGATTGTAATTATACTATAGAACGTCATAAACTTACAAGAACACAATTAAGAGATTTAGTAAAACATCCTTATTTTGATGAAGATGCAATATCTGAGTGTCTTGAGATGGGTGCTAATTACACAAAAGAATATTATGAAGATATTATTCAATCGTATGATGCTCAAGCAAACTATGACGTTGATAGATACGAAGTATTAGAATATTGGGGAACATTAGATACATATCTAGCAAGTGAAATAGGATTAGAAGTAAGTAACTTATCGGCTCTTGATGAAGTACAAATTAATGCATGGATATGTAATGGTAAAGTATTAAGAGCGGTTTTAAATCCTTTTACTCCAGAAAGAATACCATATCAATCTGTTCCATATGAAATAAATCCTTATCAATTATTTGGTATAGGTGTTCCAGAAAATATGGAAGATGCACAATTACTTATGAATGGTCATGTAAGAATGGCTATTGATAACCTAGCTTTAGCAGGTAACTTAGTATTTGATGTTGATGAAGCATCATTAGTTCCGGGTCAAAATATGGATATATTTCCGGGAAAAATCTTTAGACGACAATCTGGTGTCACAGGAACCGCAATAAATGGATTGAAATTTCCTAATACTGCACCAGAAAATCTACAGATGTATATGCAAGCAAGACAACTTGCAGATGAAGAAACAGGTATACCATCAGTTATGCATGGTCAAACCGGGGTATCTGGTACAGGAAGAACTTCTTCTGGTTTATCAATGTTACTTAGTGGTGCAAACTTATCTATAAAAACAGTTATGAAAAATATAGATGATTTTTTACTTAAACCTCTAGGAGAAGCTATGTTCCAATGGAATATGCAATTTGACAATGAGAATCAAGATGTAGTTGGTGATTTAGAAATAAAACCAAAAGGTGTTTCTAGTATAATGCAAAAAGAAGTTAGGTCACAAAGGTTAACAACCTTATTACAAACTGTGGCTAACCCTATGCTTGCACCATTTATTAAAATACCAAATTTAATTAGGGAGCTAGCAATTGCACAGGACATTGACCCAGATAGTCTGGTAAACAATATGAATGATGCACAAATATTTGCAGAAATATTACGAGGTTTAAATGCTGAACAAAAAACAAGCGAGTCAACTCAAGGGGGCAATCAACAATCCGGTTCTATGGGAACCAATGGAGAGGTACCTACAGGAGCAAATCCAAGTGACCCATCGGGCGTTGGTGGTGGCACAATCGGAACAGGAAATATTCCGCAATCAGGGGAAAGCAATTTTACTGGAGGAACTTCTGGCTCTTAGAACAAATATAAATGAATTTAATAAAAATAAATAGGGAGAAAAATGGTTTC